AGCCGGACGACGAAGAGCCGGACGACGAAGGGGAAACTGAAGATGACGGAGACGCGTGAGTTTCGCGTTGCCGTCGGAGCACTTGAAGAGCGCGCGTCGGAAGACGGGCGCATTTCTATGCGCGGGTACGCGTACCGGTTCAACGAACTGAGTCAAGACCTGGGCGGCTTCCGGGAACGCATTGTTCCTGGGGCCGGTGCTCCGTCGCTGCGACAGAACGACGTGTACGCCACGTTCAACCACAACTCATCGGCGTTGCTAGGGCGTACTTCGTCCGGGACGCTGCGAGTCGGTGAAGACCGCGAAGGCGGTTGGTACGAGATTGATCTACCGAACACGACGGTTGGTCGTGACGTTGCTGAGCTTCTGAAGCGTGGCGACCTTCAGGGGTCGTCCTTCACGTTCCGGGTGCTCGACGGCGGGCAGCGACGTGCCGACGACGACGACACGGAAACGGGTCTTCCCATTCGGGAGATCACGGCCATGGACGTAAGAGAGCTGGGCCCGGTTACGAACCCTGCCTATCTCTCAACTCAGGCTTCTCTTCGCTCGATTGAAGAAGTCCTGAACATCGGGGAGTTCGCGCCCCCGGCTTCTGACGAAGTGCGCGATTCCCAGCCGGACGGCGACACAGCCCCGGCTTCTCACCCTGACGCGCGTGCCCTTGTTCGCGCGCTTTCTAAGTAAGGAGTGTCCGCATGGACGCGACTACCCTGAGCGCCAACTTTGAGGCGCGCGAGCGTGCGACCGCTGAGCTTCGGGCGCTGACTGATGAGTTCGCCGGTAAGCCCATGGACGCCGACGCGACCGCGAAGGAAGAGCGCCTTCTCTCCGCCGTCGCTGACTTTGACGGCCGTATCAAGCGTGGCATTGAGGCAATCAAGGCGACCGACGCTGTGACGTCGCTTCTGTCGGGCCTTCAGGGTTCCGGCTCCGGCGCCCAGCGCTCCGCCGACGTTGACGACGACGCCACCCTTCGAGCGGGCAACCTGGGCGAAGCGCGTTCCTTTGAGTTCGCCCCGGAGAAGCGCGACGGCACGAAGGCCGCGAACCCGAACGTGCTGAGCCGCACCCTTTACGGTCAGCTCATTGCTCAGGCGGTCGAGCGTTCCGCGATCATGCGCGGTGGCGCGACCACGTTCACTACGTCCGACGCCAACCCGCTTGACTTCACTGTCATCACGGGTCGGTCGACCGCTTCGATTGTCGGTGAGACTGCCGAGATTCCTGAGTCTTACCCGGCGACCACTCAGCGCAGCATGGGCGGGTTCAAGTACGGCTTCGCTTCTGTCGTGTCGTATGAGTTCGCCACTGACCAGGTTCTTGACCTTGTCGGCTTCCTTGTCTCCGACGCCGGTCCGGCTATCGGTGACGCCATGGGGCGCCACTTCATCACGGGTACCGGTACCGGTCAGCCGCGCGGCATTCTGACCGACGCTTCTCCGGCCACTGCCACGTTCGCGCTGACCGACACGGACAGCAAGGTTTCCGACGCCCTGATTGACCTTTACCACGAGGTCCCCAGCGCGTACCGGGCGAACGCGAAGTACGTTGTGAACGACCTTCGCGCGGCTCAGATGCGCAAGCTCAAGGACGCGAACGGTCAGTACCTGTGGCAGTCCGGTCTTACCGTTGGCGCTCCGTCCACCTTCAACGGCAAGGTCGTTGAGACTGACGACGGTATGCCGGTCGACAAGATCCTGTTTGCCGACCTGAGCAAGTACCGTGTCCGCTTCGCCGGTTCGCTGCGTGTCGACCGTTCGGTTGACGCGAAGTTCAGCACTGACCAGATTGTTTACCGGTTCCTTCAGCGTGCTGACGGCCTTCTGGTCGACGCGCGCGGCGCGAAGGTTCTGACCGTTGGTCCGGGTGCCTGATCCTTCCTAGGTGTGGGGGCGCTCCGTCTACTCACGTGAGTAGACGGGGCGCCCTTGCCCTGGGTCCCTTGGAAGGGGCGCAGCGTGGCATACGCGACGATTGAAGAGCTTCGCGCGCTTGACGGGTTGGATGACGCTTCGCTGTTTTCCGATGAGCTTCTGTCCGAAGCAATCGACTTCTCTGTTGAGACGGTTGAGGCGTACACGGGTCAGAAGTGGGACACCGCAGAGAACCCGACTCCGGAAACGATCCGTTGGTGTGTGCGCACCCTGGGGCGGCAATACGTGCTCGACCATGTGTCGCGCATTCCTGATCGTGCCCTTCAGCTTCAGTCTGAGTTCGGCTCGATTCAGCTTGCCCAGGCTGGGGGTAGTTGGCGCCCGACGTCGCTGCCCGAAGTGAACGCGAAGCTGAACCTGTATCGCGTCCGCCTTCCGTTCATCTTCATGTGAGGGGTTGCGTGTGGCGCTGATCTTTGACGCGAAGGTTGCACTGTTCAACGCACTGAAGGCCGCTGTGCCGACGGGCGTTCAGTGCACCTTCGCTGAGACGGGGGACAACTCCCGTAGAAAAGCTGTGTGGTTGGGGGCGACCACTGACGACGACCTTGCCCCAGCGGCTATGCGCTCCGGCGCGAAGCCAACCAACGTGACCGGCTACGTAGAAGCGCACGCCGTTGTCACGACCCCGGGCAATCCCATTGACGCTGAGCGTGCCGTGTACGAGATACGCGACCACGTGAAGGAAGCTTGCGCGGCCTTGAATGCCGACCTTGCTTCGGTGCCCGGCTTGCTCGACGTACGGCCTGAGTCGGCTTCCGTCGAATCCACTGAAACCACTGACGGCGCGTACTCCGCGCTGACCGTTCGCGTCCGTGTTCGTGGGCGCGTCTACCAATAGAAGGGGGCGCACGCATGGCGCTTGACGCAAGCATTGGCATTGGGCGGGAAGACACTTACGGGACCCTGTCCGCCGACGTTGAGGGATACGAGGGGCAGGCGGATAGCTGGAAGACCACTCGTGAGTTCATTGAGTCTGTCGGCTTCCGGGCCGGTATGCAGACGGCACGCGCTGACCGGCGGAACGTGGTCAACATGGGTGGCGAAGGTGAGCTTGAAGTTGACCTTCTGGACGCTGGGGCCGGTTCCCTTCTGACGTCGGCGTTCGACAAGGTCACGGTCACCGACACGGGCGGCGTACGGACTACGGTCCTTGAGACGTCCGACGTGACCCAGGCGCCTTCATTCTCCGCTCAGATGGTTCGCCCTGGGACCGACGGCACGAAGGCGGCGTACAAGCACAAGGGCTGTGTTGCAACTGAGTGGTCACTGACCGCTGAAGTTGAAGAGGCTGTGAAGCTCAACGTCACGTTCGACTTTCAGGACGTCGAGCACACGACCAACCCGGCTCAGATCATCGCGCCCGTGTACCCGGTTGAGGCGTACCCGTACGACTGGACCCGGACCGGGGTCGAGCTTTCGAAGGACGGCAGCGCGGTTGCGTTCGACGCCACTTCGCTTGAGCTGACCGGTGACCTGGGCATGAAGACGGACCGGCGCTTTCTGCGCGCGAATGAGCTGAAGAAGAAGCCCGTTCGCAACGCTGTGCCGACGTACGAAGGCACCCTTGAGGGTGAGTTCAGCGCGTCTTCGCTGACCCTGTACGAAGCCTTCATTGCGGGTGAGCTGTGCTCCCTGAAGGTTGAGTTCACGGGTGTGCTGCCCGGCTCTTCGCTGACCGTTGAGGCTCCGGCGATTCAGTTCACGGGTGAGTCTCCCGAAGCGGCTACCGACGAAGTCACCGTTCACAATCTCCCCTTCCGCATTCTCGACCCGGGCACTCCGGGCGTGGCTGCAATCAAGCTCACGTACGTCGAGCCGGGTACGCCGGTCGAGCCGTAATGGCGCAGCGAAGTGCGTACACAATTCGTGTCGACGGACTTCGTGAGTTTCAGCGGAATGTACGGAGCCTGAAAGACAAGGAACTGAACAAGGCCGTGCGCGAAGCCAACAAGGCTTCCGGCGAAGTTCTGATCCCCCAGGCGAAGCACGAAAGCCCGGACGGTAAGCGCGACTCTAAGTCGAGCAAGAAATACCGTCCGGGCAAGCTGGACAAGTCCATTAAGGTCACGGCTTCCGCGAAGGGCGCCGTCATCAAAGCCGGTTCGGCTTCACGCGTTCCCTATGCCGCTGCAATCCACTTCGGATATCGCAAGCGCAACATACGCCCGAACCGGTTCCTTTTCCGTGCCATGGCCCGTAAGTCGGACGTCGTGGCCGCTACGTACGAACGCCGCATTGACGCCGTCGTTCGCAAATTCTTGGAGAGTTGATATGCCCGCTAAGAAGCCTGCCTTCGTTGCCCCCGACAACTTCACCCTTGACCTGAAGCTTGATTCCCTGACGCTCGATGAGATTGACGCAATTGAAGAGATCACGGGTCAGCCGCTCGACGCGCTGAACAAGCCGGGTGCTCGACGCGCCCCGATGCTGAAGGCCATGGCGTACGTGACCATGAAGCGCAAGTACCCGGACTTCACCATTGAGGACGCCGGAGCGCTGAAGATCAACCTGAAGGGCAAGGGCAAGCCGGACCCTACCGAAGCCAACGCGTGATTGCTTGCGCGCGTCTTGTCTCCCACTTCCGGGGGCTGACGTGGTCGGACGTGCGCGGCATGGAACTTCGAGACTTCAACGCGTTGGTTGAACAGATGGCTGAAGACATTGAGGCGGAACAGAAAGAGCTTCGCCGGTCTTCGCGTGGACGTAGTGGCGGCACGGCTAGCGGCAGTGAGCGACGCACGCCGGTTATGACTTAGGGGGTGCGTCGTGGCTAAGCCGATTCAGGTCACAATCATGGGTGACGCCGAGCAACTGTCACAGACACTTGACGAAGCGTCGGAAGAGATCAGTGCATTCGGTGAGACGGCGAAGGGGCTTGCCGCTGTAGCGGGTGGCGCTATCGCCGTCGGCATCGGTGCGGGTATCGCTGAGGCACTTGAGAGGGAAGCCGGGAACGATGTTCTGACGGCTCAGTTGGGCGCGTCACCGGCTGAGGCGAAGCGCCTGGGTGAAGCTGCGGGTGCCGTCTATTCGTCCGGCTACGGCGAATCTGTGGCCGACGCGAACGAAGCCCTGAAGGGTCTTTGGCAACAGGGGCTTGTTCCTGCCGGAGCGACCGCCGACGAAATGGCGAACATTTCGAAGAAGGCAATGGACGTCGCTACGGTCCTGGGTGACGAAGTGGGCCCGACGTCTGCCGCCGTTGGTCAGATGTTGAAGACCGGTCTTGCGAAGAATGCCGACGAAGCGTTTGACATTCTCGTGCGCGGCACCCAGGAAGGTGCCAACAAGTCGGAAGACCTGTTGGACACGTTCAACGAATACGGCGTTCAGTTCAAGGGCATCGGCCTTGACGGCAAAACGGCTATGGGTCTTCTGTCCCAGGGTCTTCAGGGTGGCGCCCGTGACGCTGACCTTGTGGCCGACTCCCTGAAGGAATTCGGCCTTATCGTCCGCGCGGGTGGCGACGAAGTGAACGCGTCGTACAAGGCCATTGGCCTTAACGGCAAGGACATGACGAAGGCCATTGCCGAAGGCGGACCGGCGGCAGCGAAGGCGCTTGACCAGACTCTTGACGGTCTTCGGAACGTGAAGGACCCGGCGGAGCGTTCGGCGTTGGCCGTGAAGCTCTTCGGCACCCAGGCCGAAGACATGCAAGACGCGTTGTTTGCGCTCGACCCTTCTACGGCCGTTGAGTCGCTGGGCAAGATTGACGGCGCAGCGAAGACCGCCGGTGAAACCATGCACGACAACGCCGCGAACAAGATGAAGGAATTCACCCGGAGCCTGACGACTGGGCTTGTTGACTTCCTGGGCGGCACGGTCATTCCCGTTGTCGAGACGTTCGCAAGCAAGCTGGGCGGCGTGGCGTCGGCTATCCAGACAACGGCGTCGTTCATCTCTCAGCACAGCACGACCTTCGGGATTATCGCCGGAGTCATTACGACCCTGATCCTTCCGGCGCTGATCGGCTGGGCCACTCAGCAAGTCATTACCGCTGCGAGTGTGGTTACCGGCTGGGTCACAACGGCGGCGGCTTCGGTCACGTCGGCGGCAACTCAGGTAGCGGCTTCGTGGTCGACTATCGGCGGTTGGATTGCGGCAGCGGCAAGGGCCGTTCTGTCGGGGGCAACGATTGTCGGCACATGGATTCTCATGGGCACTCAGTCACTCCTTCAGGCGGCACGCATGGCGGCGGCGTGGCTTATCGCCATGGGCCCGATTGCGCTTCTGATCGCTGCAATCATCGGCCTTGTCGTCATCATCGTTGCCAACTGGGACACGATTTGGGCGTACACGAAGAAGGTCTTTCAGTGGCTTTGGGACTGGGTCAAGAAAATCTTCAATTGGCTGAAGGACCTATTCCTTAACTTCACCGGCCCCGGGTTGCTCATCAAGCATTGGGACAAGATTTGGTCG